AATGCGTTGATAAATGAATATTCAAATGTAAATAGTTCCGTAAAACCATTTATCGCCCACATAAACACACCAACCCAAAATCCCATGCACAAAGGACAATGAAACAAAGTATTCCATTTTTTTGTATAATCTTTCTTTGGTCTCAAGTCTTCGAAGATCTTTCCGTAGACGAGAATGAAGGTCATGCCATAACAGGCGAGAATAAAATGTAATAAGTTCACTAATGCCTCTTTTTATCCAAGGTTTCTTAATTTTGAATAGATTTCTCCGAATCTTCTAACCGCTTTGTTCATCAATCTACTTTCAACATCAGCTTTGTTTAAGAAATCATTCTGTTCATGTTGTGCTACATAAGCTGCCAATGTAGTTTTATCTTTACTGTTGTTCTTCTTTTTAAGTGAATGGTCTGTGGCATTAGTGTCTCCTAAATCGAAACTAGCGAAACAATCATCCATTTTATCATCTGGTGTTCTTTTGCCATCGTAATCAAACTTATCATTCCCTTTCGGATCGGTTACTTTCTTTTCGATCTCAGGACTTGCTTCCATTTTCTGCCAGTTAAGTTTAGCTTTTGGTAGTGACCCAGAATACTTATCTGAGGTTAGACCAGCATCGTTTTCTATTGCACCATATGCCAAATCATACATTACTTTTCCATATTTTTCTTTTTTATTGCCGCGCATTTCTTCTTCTACGTAAACTGCACCGATCTGATAAGTGTTGGGAATACAATTGAATCTTTCATCTCCCGAATCGGTTAATAGGTCAACTGAAATATATCCGATAATATAGAAATCATCAACATATTTCTTTTTCTTATATAAAATAATGGCGTGTGTTTCGCCATCGGTTTCATGAAAAACAGAAAGATTGGGTTCCAATTCTCTTTCATCGTATGGAAAATCAGGTGCGTTTTCTGATTCTCGCAGCACAAACTTTCGCCATTCATTTAAAATTCTTTTCATTCTTTTATCATCTCTACAGATACTTCAATAAGACCATTTAGTTTCCATTCCTCAGAATAATTTGGCTTACCTTTAAGGTCCACCAGATTACTGAAAGGAACACTAATCCCTTGATCGCGGTTTTCATAAACCATTTTTGTTATTTTGAATTTTCCAAAACTTATTATCTCTTTTTCCCCGCCTTCGAAAGCAGATAAGAAATCAACATCAACGCCTCTGTAAGTTTTTGGAACATAGAATATAATTCCCCATCGACCTTTTTCTGGGCCATTATCAAGAGCAAAATTAACTGCTACTTCTTTTTCAATTGAAAAAGAGGAAAGATTCGGAACATCAATTATTTCACCTATTTTATACGCTTCAAGACCGGGATATTTTCCACTCTTTTCATCTATACCGTATCCTCTCCAAGTTTCAACCGGTTTAATTTCAGATCCAGCTAGTTTTCTCAATATAACTTTTGCTTTTTTAAAAGTTTCTCTTGTTGGCATAAAAATATCTCTAATACCATCATTAACCATATTGAAAACCTTTGCTTTGGTAGGATCAAATGTCTTAGGGTCTCTAATTTGATCAAAATTACCGCCGGTAAATACGGAAATAGCTCTAAAAATCTCTCTTTGAAACGGATTGTATGTTGTTATAAGAATATCTCTAATCTTCTTTGCTATCTCTTCTTTTTTGCTTTCAAGGTTTTTTAACTCTTTAGCTGAGTCTTCGACCTCGGTTCCAAATATAGAATTTATAATTCCAACACTCCAATTGTAAAAATCTGTAACTGTCCCTAATTGATCTGTTTCTATACTATATTGTAAATCTTCAACATCAAGCTTGGCATCGGTAAAAGCTATTTTTAATTGCCTATCATTTTCAATTCTTTGATCAACTTTTTTAGTGTTTTCTTCAATATCTCTCATAGCAGCCAATTGTTGTTTATAAAACTCCGCAGGCTTTTCTTCCAATTCTTCAATAGTTAAGGCTTGTGGATCCTTCTCTTCTGTTAATATTTTTTCAGATAAATTAAACTTTAAAAAATCTGGTGTGATTTGTGATTCATCCAAAGTTATGTATTGGCTTTTGTTTTCCTTTAAAAATCTTCTCCAAGACTCTACAATTACTTGTATTTTCATTAGTATGTATACCTTCCATATAAGTAAGGGGCGAACAGATTCTTTTGAAGAATTGATCCCTTTTCTTCTTCGTGAGGAACCTCTCCAAGCTCTGTGGCGTGTTCGTCATCTGGGTTTAACAGAGCATCATCCATCATTTCATCATGCTCTTCCTCAAACTCCATACTTGGCTTTTCTTCTTTAAACCACTCAGCAATATTAACAAGAGCACTTTTTACTGGGTCATATTTTTTTGAATCAAGAATCTTTGCTTCCATAGATCCATAAATATTTCCACCTTGAATAGAATCATAGGCAACTATACCCTTTTTTCTTAAGAACTCAAACAATCGTGACTCAGCCCCATAAACACTATCTGTCAACATATCTTTTGCAAAAGCAACAATCTTTTTTTGTTCCTGCATTAAAACAATATCGATATCTTTGTGGTCGTAAATCATTAAATTGCCATCTAATGATTCTCTAGCATTTAATTCAAAAACATAAGTGCTTAAGTTATTGTTGGTAATGTTAATACTTACAGTTGGTTTAACATTAACACCTACATCTTTTTGGATTCCAACATCAACATTTCCCACATCTGTCTCCGCAGGAGTTACAACATCTACCCCGGTTGGCTTTAAAACATTTACACGAACCATTATATTTCCTCCATTAAATCTTGAATATAGAATAATTTTTTAACTAATTTTTCATCTAATGGGGCTTTTCCAAAACTTTCTAGAACATTTATAACTTTTTTTAGTTTTTCTTTTTCACTTACGTCTTGTTTTTCTGAGAGTTTTTTGGAAAGTTTTTTCTTTAAACTTCCCACCTCTTCATTGACAAAAGCCTTGAGTCCAAGTCCATTGTCTGAAAAAGAAACAATATAATTTGTTAGAAGCTTTTTTTGATTTTCTTTTAAAGAGTTTCTATATGTGTCATTAAATTTACCTACAAACGTTTTGTAAGTAAGATTATCGATATGTTTCATTTCTTTTTCTAGAGTCTCTGACGGAACTAGTAAAGATTTTACTTTTGTTTCAACAATTAAGCGAGACTTAGCATTTGATATATTATCTTGAAACCAAGCACCAACTGTTGCTATATCTTTATAATTTGGAACAAAGTTCTTGAATACATCTGAACCAAGCTGTTGATTGATCTGTGTTATAACTTTTGTTTGAGCATTGAAAACAGATTTGCGATCAATGGCATTATAGTCTTTCTTTGTCTCAACCAGAAATCGGTCTGTGAAGTCTTTTGTCATCTTATCTTTGTTTTCTAAAATTGATTTATATAACTCTAAATCTTTCGAAAGAGGAGAGTTATTTTTAAAATTCTCTTTTATAATTGATACAATCTTTGCCTTACGGGCTTCTTGTTGTCGGACAACGGCTTTTGTAAGCTCCTTTACAAGAGATTCGTAAAGAAAAGCGGTATTTCTTTTCTTATTATGTTTCATCTTCTTTTACCTTTTTTAATAAACCTTCAATCAAGTTGTCAACTTGTTTTGATGTTTTAAATAGTTTTTCTTCTTCTGTTTCCTTACTCTCTGTAATTCCACGAGCCAAAGAATCTAGGCCACCAAAACCTGACTTGCCTTGAAATGTGGTTCTATATGTATTCCCATACTCACCAGTGGCTTGGTTCTTGAAGTGTTTCTTTCTACCACCTTTTGAATATGAGGTTTGATGGCGCTTGTATTTACCACGCTTATATGTTGGTTCATCATCTCGTTTAGCAGGGGGTTCAGCCAAGAGGACATCATCAGTTTCATCACCCCCTTCGGCACCAGGGCTCTCGTCCCCAGCAGCCTCGCCTCCGGCATCACCACCCAAATCAAGACCACCTCCGGCATCTCCACCGCCAAGATCTCCTAGGCCACCGCCTCCTCCACCAGATTCAGCAGGTTGTCCTGCGGATTCTAAACCAGCGGCAAATTTCTTATCATAGAACATCTCTCGTTGCATTCTAACAAATTCTTCATCTGAAAGTCCAAATAGGTTTTCTGCAACCCAACGACGAGAGAAGTAACCTTCTGTGGCATTTCCGGCAACGGAGAATTTTTTGTCCCAGTGTTCCAACTCTTGAAGTTCGGCAATCTTTGATGGGTTATTTAATTGTAATTTAAATCCAAGAAGATCGTCATTACGAAAACCCATAGTAAATAAGTGAACAATTCCAATCTTCTCAAGTTCTGCAATGACAACGCGTTGTAGTCTTTGAATTGTTCTTGCAAATCTAATATCTTTTTGTGCTAATGTTGTTTTATCTTCTTGTGCACCCTCTCCCATTGTAAGATAGGATTGAGGCACTTTAAGTGCGGAGAACAACTTATCTCTAAGATACTTCACATCTTCAATTGTTGCGGTCATAGCTCCACCGGGCAGGTTAACGATATCCGTATTTGATGTTCCACGAATAGGAATATAATAATCTTCTTCAATTGATAATGGATTGTATCTCAAATCAAGCCGACCTGTTTTAGGGTCCACGACTTGATGACGCTTCATTTGAGTCATAACTTTTTGCATATATTGTTCGACATCTTGAGGAGGAATATTGCCGACATCAATTTTAAATACACGTCTCTCCGGAGCACGTACAATTCGGTATGCCATCATTGCGTCTTCAAGGAGAGTGAGTTGTCTCCAAATTCTTCTTGCTGGTTCCAAAACAGATGTTCCATAAGGAGCATGCTTATCGTTACCAAGTATTCTAAAGTGAGCCATCTGCCAGTTTTCTAAAGTCATACCGGCTGAATTCCACTGATATTGAACGTAGTTGGGATTAGTTTCATCTTCACCCTCTAAGCGCTCTATTTCTTGTGGAGGGAGACCAATACATGCACGAACACCCATAGCTTCTTCGATATCTAAATAAAGAAAGAGATCTCCGTATTTACACATTGTACGACACCAGCCAAATAAATTGTGCTCAATATTCAAAACATTATGATAGAGGTTATCTAAAATTGTTTTAATCTCATCATTTGGGCACTTGATTCTCAACATCGACTGTAAGGAGGAATGAGTTGTCATTTCATCAGCGTAAATATCCAATGAAGATGCACACTCAGGAGTATATTCCATTTGATCAAAATCAACATAGCGTTCTGCTCTATTTCTATTTGATATCATGTTAACAGTCATGATGTTCATAGGATTATATTCTTGCTTCTTAAATTGTTTACCGGAAGCTGAAGTGAAGCGAGAAGCGTAGGTATCTAGATGTCGCCTTCTTAGTGCTCGGCCTTGTTGTGTTCTTCTCTGTGTAATCGGACCAGAAAATAATCTTGTTAGTGAACGAAAAAGACTATTCTCCGGATTATAGGGATTCTTCCCTAAGTTTCTATTTTTCTTAGCCATTTATTATCCTTTGAAAATCCATGCAAAATTTCTTCTTTATATTTAGTTTCGAAGTCGGCATTATACCCATCTTGACCTTTTATCGTTGTATTCATAACACTCTTTTTCATATACATTCCATCGATCATTGCTTTGCGATATTCTAAATCTTTTTGAGATACCTCAAGTGCTGTATCACGAACCCAACACATAATAGAGAGGCACATCACGATATCATCATGATAAGATCTCATTGCCTGTGGTTTTCCGTTGTTCCAAATAAATGTTCTAAATTCATCAAAAGCACGAGCGGAAGGAATTTTTATAATCCGATTACGAATAAACTC